TCTGAAATGGTGCGGCCATTTCTTTCCTTAAAGTTGGGGTTTACTGGAGTTCCAAGTCACGGACTTAGGAATGGTGTCCCACGGGGACTATTTACCTGCCTCTCTTCGCAGCACGGCTGCAAGATCTGGGTCGGTATTTTCCAAGGTCATTTGCCTTGTTAAGTTAATACTACCTTCTGCCCAGGGATTTGTGATTCCGGCAGCACCTGCAGTACCAGTTACAGGCTTAGCTCCCATGCCAGCTTGAGTGCTGGGCTTGAATTGATGCTCCCAACCAGAACCGGGGTTCTTTAATTTGGCCAGATAAACATTCAAATCTTGCTCAATACCGCCATCCAACACGACAACTTGGCCAGATTCTGATTTTTTCAGATTACTTTGAACAAGCTGCAGCATTTGGTCGGCATTGACAGCGCCAGCCTGGCTAATTGCAGAAAGAGCAGCCGTTTTCATAGCTGCAGTCTCGTTAGAGGACTGCAACTCAGAAATTTGACGCTCTAGGTCACCAATGCGCTGATCTTTTTCTTGACCAGTTTTGTTGGCTTCTTCCCAGAGGTCTTTCCACTGGCCTTGATCTTCCAGCGTTTTTTGACGTTCTGAACGCATCTTTTCATCAAGAGCATTCATCTTGTCTTTAATGCGCTGAAATTTGCCTTCGGCTTCCTCAGCACGGGCTTTTTCAGCTTTAATTTGCTGTTCGTAAACAGATGAATCAACAGCAGGAGTTTCAGTCGCAGCCACGGGCTGTTCAGGCGACGCCACGGGCGTTTCCTGGATGACTTGTTCTTCCATTTTTAAGAGTTAGTGGACTCTTCTACCTTAGTAGCCTTTTCTTTTTTGCTTGTCTTTTTAGTAGGAGAAGATGCTTCTTTCTTGGGAGGATTGATCTCCTCAAAACGCATTCCAGCCATTGTTTGGGAAGTAGCTACGCGCCTACTCTACCGCTGGTGTCCCATCTTGCGCCTCTGTAGCCATAGGAAGGATCTCGCCTTGAACAAGCATCTGCCTGAACTCTTCGCGATCAATAATGTTGCCCTCAAATAGCTGAGCCATTGCCGTAATATCCTGGCCGATAAGACGTTGCAGGTCAAAGTCACGGCTAATAGATACCTTAGGTGGCTCAATGCCTAGATAATCAGCGGCTAGGTTGTATGACTTTTGCAGCCCTGACTCAAGATCCATTGAAACCATTGACAGCATTGAGTTTGTGTCAATACGATCTAGCCGTCGTGCGTCGGCAGATTCGGCAACAAACTTCTGTTGGCTTAGCGTGCTAATTCCAAGCGAAGCCATTTGCTGTTGTAGCTCTTGGATCTCGGCTGATTGCGCTTCAAATGCAGTTGCTGCTGGCTGCACGTAATAAACCTGATTGCCAGGCTGCGTTGCCATCGCATAATTAACGCCAATCGCCATATCCTTTGTCTGGTCATCCCAGCCCTCAAGCACCAACATGGGCTGCGAAGCAATATGCAAGCTATGGATCAGATCAGCTTGACGCTGGAAATGAGCCAGATTCAGATAGGCAATGTCCAATAACGGCGGCCTGCTTGCCATTACATCCGTTTTATTGGCATAAATCGTTACTAAAGGGATCTGATTTAACGAGTAAGGGCCAGATTCCACCAGCTCATACTCACCGCCAGCCTCTGTTTGTTGGAACGAAGCAGGATATGGGAATTGCCCCTGCATCTCCTGCTTTTGCTGCTCCTGCCGGAAGACTCGATAACGACCAGGCTCGATCACCCTAATTTGATCAAATACTTTTTCGCCAAAATCTCCGTCAGCAACAACCGCTTTCTCTCCAATACGCACTTGCGTCAAAGTGCCATAATTTGACTCGCGATCCAGACGCCAGCCATACACATTGGTTGGATCAACTTCAATCCAATATGGGCGGCGATTTAATGCACGCTCTTCTGCCAAACTCCTGGCACCCGAAGGCGCTGGAAAATCAACCAACGTATGACAATGCCCATACGTCAAGGCACAAATCAGAAGGCGTCGTGCGTATTCATCTAGATCCGACCCACAACCATCAACATCCTTATTGAAGATTTCTGTCCAATAGGGATCGCCTTCAATATTGATGGGTTTGCGTAAAATTAGACCGGCTGCTGAACGCACTAATCGTTGCGTATATGGCGTGAAGACAGCTCTATTTACTCGGGATAAATACGCTGTGTAGTCTTCGCGTGGTTCGATTGGCAGGAATGTTTCGCTGTTCTCTCGCAGGTACTCTGTACCGGTCGTAACGGCTTTCATTATTTCCCAGCCCTTCATCTGGTCCAACACTGCGCGAGTGCGGACAAAAGGACTGTCTACACTCCCCAGACGGGAAGAGCTGACCTGATGGGTCCGCACTGGTCCGGGAACTGAATAAGTCATGTCACCATTTTACTTTGTCTGCCCAATATGCGGCACTCATCTTGCCTTTTGCGATGTTTTTCGCATGACGCGCTTTGAAGCTTTTGCGCTTGGCCTTCATCGCTTCGCTTTCGCCTGCTTTTGGCTTACCTGCAGTGCTTGCACCCTGTTGGCCAAACCTAATTAAACGCACTGTATCGCCATCTTTCACCACAACAGCATGAGACTTCCCACTCGAATGACCGGGTGTCTTGATTGGCTTGCTGTAACCAGCAAACTTATGGCCGCCGCGTGTGATCTCAGGCATTACTTTTTCTTCTTCTTGGCGGGTTTTTTGGCCGTTTTAGCTGCTTTTTTGAAATCTTTTGCGGTTGGTGCGCCAGGATCACCAGCCTTCCTCATCTTTTCGCCGGATCCAGCCGCAATACGCTTCTTCTTTGCCGCAATATTGTCGTATAACCCTTTTTTCTTCTTGGCGGGACGACCCTTTTTGCTTCCGTAAGTTCCGCGACCTTGGGGCATGACGAGGCTCGACTTTGCCCTAGTCTAGCCTTTCGTGCCAATCAATAGCCACTTTGAAGTGCCCTAAATGCGGATCGTTTCGCGTGCATGTCGTTACGACTAAGAAAACTATTGAAGGGCCTTATGAAACTGTGCGTCGTAGACATTGCACTAGCTGTGACTTTCGCTGGTACACCGCACAAGCACCAGAGGTAAACATCGGTGCTTACTTACACTGGGAGGGGGATATGGTCCGAGTGCCGAGTTAATACAGCCGATAAGACGTAGCGCCCAGCGTCTCTGGCTTCGCTAAATTAAACTGTTGTAAAACTAAATAGCCGAATGCGTCAAATGCGTGGTCTACCCCTAAATTCTTGTTTGGTAGGCCGGTATTTGGTGTATAAGTTAGCGTTCTTAAGTCCTTAATTAATTGCTTGCAGCGTGGATGGATTACAGTTCTTCGTGCTCCAGTGGCATCGAGTAGGGCTGTATTCACGGCAGTAATCTTGTCGCGGATTTTCCATGGGGCTTTTGGAGATTGGACGCTAAAACCACTGCGGCGTAAAATTGTGTGGTCTGTTACGCCGATGCCAGAAGTTTTTCTTGCACCGCCTGTGGGGTCAGGGCACGCAATTACACGACGATCCACGCCGTAACGGCGGACTACTTCTTCTGCGAAGTCCCACGTTGTCGCTCCGCCACGCAGCATGATTTCGTCGAAGACGTATAGCGTGTCGTTGTCTTTTACAGCGCAGATGCCAGACATTGGATCAACGTTAAAGTCAACGCCGAGTAGTAAGGGCAAGACTTTGATGTCTTTGGCTTCAGTAGATATGTTTTCGTCGCCAAAACTGATTGCAACGAGGCCGGTGAGGTTTTCAAAGCTGGCTTCAAATTCTTGGCGGAATGTACGGGAGTCAAGTTGGGCTCGAGCTGCTTCAACCTCGTGAGAAGGAACGTTACCCCCTTCGATTGTTGTGTAGCACCAGCGGATCCAGTCGCCTGTTTTGTCCTCTTCGCAGTAGCACCAGAGGTCGTAGAACCAGCTGGCCGTTCCATCTGGGGTTGAGATGAAAAGTGCCCAGCCCTGTTTGTCTGCTAAAGCGGGGCGAATAACCTCGAACCAGACTTCTGATTCCATAAATGCGGCTTCGTCTAGCACTACTCCGGCTAAAGATCGGCCGCGAAGTGCCATTGCGTTTTCTGTGCCCTTTAGTTCAATCGTGGAGTCGTTTACAAGATCTAGGCGTAGGTCAGTTTCGTTCTTGGAGCGGATGTATTCCTTTGGGATTGTCTTTTTTAACGTTTTCCAGGCAATGTCCTTCGCCATTCGATATGTTGGGGCGCAGTAAAAGTAGGTTTCGCCCGGACGTTCCAAAGCTTTGGTGAATAGTTCGATGCAGGAGAGGTAGGACTTGCCGAAACGGCGGCCTGCGACCAGTATGCGGAATCTTTCTTTGGCGCTAAATACAGTGCCTTGGGCGGGGCGAAGGCTTATATCAAGTGTTTTCG